CCTCGTCACCCCTTGCGTCACCAAGTTTTTATGACACGACAACTAAGTTTTTTCTACGCAGTTAGGTGCCAGTTAAAAAGAGTGAAAAATCGATCGAAATTTTCAAAGGATTGAAGATGCGAATCACGAGTAAGAAAAAAACAAAACGTGAACGTGACGATGACACCGACGAAAAAAAATTAAGACGACGACGAGGACGAGCGGTGCGAGCGAAGGGTCATACTTTCGAACGGGAATGCGCGGTCATATTCCGTGAGTTCTATCCCGAGGCCCGTCGATTGCTCGAGAACCACCGCGACGACGCGAGAGGTGTCGACCTACTTCATACTGGCCGACTAAGGATTCAGTGCAAGCGTAAAAAAGACTACGTTGGGGTTTCTCGAATTACCGAAATCCAATGCGACGAGCTCATAGCCGGTGAGATTCCCGTTTTGGTGACCTCAGGCGACGGCAAGCGCCCGATGGTGGTAATGAGCCTTTCGGACTTCAGAGCGTTCTTGCGCGATTTACAGGCCGCTGGTACGCTTCCGTAAATTTTGACTTAACTGCTATAATGAGGTACGTCATATGGTGGCGCATGTAAAAGAGCTGGCCCCTAGCCCTACGAACCCGCGAATCGTGACTGAGGAAAAGCTCAAACAATTGGGAAAGGCAATCGATGCATTCGGTGATTTATCTGGAATCGTTTTCAATCGAATTACTAAAACCATTGTTAGCGGTCATCAACGCGCTAAGGTCTTTGGGCCTGACGCTAAGATCACGATTGAAAAGCAATACCAAAAGCCGACGCGAACGGGAACAGTTGCGGAAGGCTCTATCCTGGTATCAGGGGAACGCTACAAGTATCGTGAAGTATCATGGGATAGCGTTACGGAAAAGGCAGCGCGTATTGCGGCAAATAGAAATGCTGGCGATTGGAACAATGCTTTGCTCGCTAACGACCTTCGCGATATCGCAGATATTGGTTTAGATCCTGATACGACCATGTTTTCGAAAAAAGAACGCGATAAGATATTTGCGGGCCTCGAAGAAAAAAAGCCAAAGACTGAGAAATCACGTTCCGCAAGTGGTGACGTGAAAGAAATCAAATTGTCTTTTACTGCAGAAAACTATGAAACCTTTTTAGAAAACATTGAATATTTCCAAAAAATATTGGAAGTTGATTCTATTACTGACACCATTATCGAGGTTTTGCAAAGCGCCCGGGCGGCCCAGGAAGGTGGCGAGGTTAGTGACGAGGAAGAATAGTCTAAAACTTAAACCGTCTTTTAAAGCTGATATTGTCAGTAAAAAGCGTGATCGTTTTGAAATACGGGTAGGTGATTCTGCAAAGCTACTGAAAGATATTCCTGATATATCGGTAGACCTCGTGGTAACGTCACCACCTTATGACGGTTTACGTGACTACAACGGGTACTCGTTTGACTTTGAAACGATTGCCAAAGAACTTACTCGAGTATTAAGGCCAGGTGGTGTCATCGTTTGGGTGGTAGGCGATGCTACTGTCGACGGGTCTGAAACTGGTACTAGTTTTCGTCAGGCTCTTTATTTTAAGGATATTTGTGGTTTAAGAATTCACGATACTATGATTTATCAAAAATGTGGAATATCTTTCCCCGAGAGTGCCCGTTACTACCAAAATTTCGAGTATATGTTTATTTTTAGCAAAGGCGCTCCTGAAGTTATTGACCTCATAAAAGATAAGGTCAATACATCTGTAGGGCAAAGAGCGACCTCTAATACTTCGAGAACGGTAAGTGGAAAAATAATAAAAGAGGATACAGGTCTTAAAGTAGGCGAGACGGGTGTTAGATTTAATGTATGGAAATTGCAAAATCACGCGAGGGGTATATGGTCTGATCACCCCGCGACGTTTCCCTACGATTTAGCCGCCGATCATATTAAAACGTGGTCGCGCGAAAACATGCTAGTTCTCGATCCTTTTTGCGGTTCTGGTACTACGGGTGAGGCAGCTTACGATTTAAAGAGACGTTTTATTGGTATCGAAATATCTGAAGAGTATGCAAAACTATCGGAACGAAGAATTTTAGGATTAAGGAAAATAAAGAATGCCTGATGTACCGTCTACTTTCGTCAGTGGTTTAATTTATGGTTTCGGTTTTTGGATAGCCGCCGTGCTGATCGTTATAATGTTTAAAGCCGTTGGTGTCACTGCTTTTTGAGTTTCTAAAAAACTCACCCAAGTTATCACCGTATTGGAGGTTTAAGAGGTTTATGGGTAGACCAAAAGGATCGAAAGACAAAGCTCCAAGAAAAGGTGAAAAACTCACCAATAAACAAAAACGCGAACGGGCAAAACGAAAAGCCGAACGCGCGGAGTTAGACGCGATCAAAGAAAAGGTGTCATCTAAAAAGCCTACAAAACCAGTAGCAAATACAACGCTCGGCGAACGCGCAAAGGAAATGTTTAAGCATCCGGAAACTGGCGAGCCAATTACCGGCGCTGAAAAACGTAAACTCAACTTAAGACCTAAATGGAAAAAGGGCGGTGAAAGCCCAAACCCCGGTGGCGTTCCAAAAACTCCTGAGGCTATAGAAAATAAAGAACTTCGTAAGCGCTTTAAGACCCTTACGAATAAGGACTTTAAAGAGCTTACGAATCTTTTGATTGATGGTGACGTTGACGAGTTAAAGGTTATCGCGAATGAGCGATTGAACGGCGTAAAGTCATCGGGAAAATACTCGGCTTTACAAGTTATGACGGCAACAGTCGCATTGAATATCATGAGCAAGGGATCAGCGCATGATTGGGATATATTTCTAAGTCGATTGATCGGTAGAGTAAAAGAGACTGTAAAAATAGAAGATCCGAACCATTCCCAATTACGTGGTGTCGTGCATGTAGTGATACCTTCCAACGGACGCGAGGCGAAACCAGCATGAAGTATTTAATCCTAACTGATCAATTCGGTGAAAACAAAAGAATCAATTTTGATTTGGTTCGCGAATACCAACGTGAATCAAATAGCAAGCTCACGACGATAACGATCGTGACACCATTTTCTTCGAATGATGTTTACGTACAAGAAACCCCTGAAGATATTGATTGGATGCTCTCTAAGGAAGGGAACGTCGTCGCGATAAACGTGATCGTTAAACCACCCTCGGCCGGCGGCGGATCCGGTGCGCTTGCTGAAGAACCGGAAAACTTCGCGGATCGACTCGATGCAATCGATAAGGTGTCAGCTAAACACCATGAATCTTTTAACGACGTGTACGCTTAAGGGAAACGGTATGTTTATCGACACCATCGACCTCAATTGCAATCGACCGATTCGTCTCAACCTATCGATGAAATCAAAAATCCTCTACATCGAAGATCACGGTCCGATGTTATCGAAGATAGTTTATGAAAATCGCGAGGTATTGAAAGTTCCGATTGGTGCGGCGAGGCTCGAAGAGCTATTTAATCAGTTTAATCTTCAAGCCTTAACACCGGTTATAAATAATTTCTCACCGCGTGATAAAAGCCCGGGCGGTGGTGGTCGCAATATACTCGATAGTCAGGATATAAGCCCGCGATCGACTAAACCACTAGAAGATAGTCCAACGCGTAAAACTAAAAAGCATAATGAAGAGACTTGAGTTATGAGTACCGATGAAAGTCCTAAATTAGTATCCGCTGCGATCAAAAAGCTGATCGAAGAAAACGAATACATTAAACACCATAAACTTAATCACGATGCTTTGCTCGCAGTACGTAAAGCCGCGGCTGAAGTAAGACGAGTAGATATGGCAGAATTAGGTGAGGATAAATCAGTGAATGTAGCAGTAGTTTATTGCAAAGAGTGTGGCCACAACCATCAAGTAGAAATTGCAGCGAATGAATCAGGCGCGATAATTATTGATAACGAAGAGCAAGCAAGTAAATGAAGCGATCGAGCGTTTCCACGATTCGATTATGCTGAGGAATTTTAAACCTGAGGTGACACCTACGTGAGCGCAGCGGCTGAGGAAATATTCGAAGAACCGACTATCACCATAGCGCCTCAGCCTGGACCGCAAACGCAATTTCTAGAAACAACGGCCGATATAGCAATCTTTGGTGGGGCAGCCGGCGGCGGGAAAACCTTTTCGCTACTCATGGAACCACTTCGTCACGTAATGAATCCGCGTTTTTCAGGTCTTATCTTTCGACGTTCTTCCGTTCAAATTCGAAACATTGGTGGTCTTTGGACCGAGTCGACTCAACTTTATCCTATGCTCGGTGGCGAGCCGCGAACGGCAATGCTCGACTGGACCTTTCCAAATCCTATCGATCCGGAACTCGGTGGCATGATAATGAAGTTCGCCTACCTCGAGCGCGATGCAGACGTTTATAACTTTCAAGGTGCGCAAACACCTTACATTGCATTCGATGAGCTTACCCACTTTTCCGAATTTCAATTCTTCTACATGCTCTCGCGTCTTCGATCGACTTCAGGCGTTCGCGGTTACGTGCGCGCGACGACTAACCCCGACGCCGATTCTTGGATCCGGCAATTCATTGATTGGTGGATTGACGAAGACGGTTTCGCAATACCTGATAGATCAGGTGTCATCCGTTGGTTTATTCGGATGAATGACGAAACCCTTTGGGGCGATTCGGCTGAAGAGCTGCAAATGCTTTATGGGTCCGAGCAAATACCAAAGTCGTTTACATTTATCGCTGCGAAGTTAAGTGATAACAAAATCCTCATGGAAAAAGATCCAAGTTACCTCGGCTCGCTCATGACTCTTCCTCAAGTCGAGCGCGAACGCTTGCTCGGCGACAAGGTAAAGGGCGGGAACTGGAATACCCGGATTACGGCCGGTACGCTATTCAACCGCAAATGGTTTACCGTCATCGATACGATCCCTGACGGTTGGGTGGAATGCATACGGTTCTGGGATCGCGCAGCTACCAAGCCAAACCCCGGGAATATGGATCCTGACTGGACGCGTGGCGTTAAGCTTTATCGCTACAGGGACGGCACCTACGTTGTTGGAGACGTTAAGTCAATTCGGGATACACCCGGTCAAGTTGAGCTATTCATGAAAGAGGTAGCCGAAATGGACGGCCGCCGCGTGAAGATCGTCGCTCAACAGGACCCAGGATCGGCCGGGGTAAGCGAGGCTGAATATATCGTTCGACGCCTTGGGGCGTTTGAAATACGCGTGGTGACGCTTAGCAAAGATAAGGTAGTCCGAGCAAAGCCTGTATCCGCGCAATGCGAATTTGGCAATATCAAGGTGCTCAAAGCGCCGTGGAACCAACCGTTCTTTTCCGAATTGATAAGCTTTCCTGACGGCAAACACGATGATATCGTCGATGGACTATCAGGTGCCTATAACGAAATGCCTAACACGGTGTCGACGCTGGACGCCTATCGTGCTCAAAAAGGAAAAATACATGGGAAAGAAAAAACGCGCACGCCCGATCATAATACCAGTGCAAACGCCGAGGGTCCCGGCAGTTATTCCTGAGGTGACGACCGATAATCCAAAGACCGGCGTGCAAAACTCGGATCCGGGCGCCTACGGGTTTCAGCCGTCGATATTGGGCGGCGCATTTCCTGGGAACTATCCGCAATCGGCAAATATCGCTCAACCCAATACCATCTTCCATAACATGCGCTGGTGGCTCGTCACCAATCTAAGGCAAATGCTGAGTGAGGCTTACGTTGAGCTCGGCCTCGTTCAAACCATATGCAAGGTGCCAGTAGAAGACGCGCTGCGTGGCGGCATTACCATAAAATCAAAACAACTTGATGAAGATCAGATATCAGAACTCACCGCTCTAATGGACGAGCAAGGCGATACGGAAACCGCTGGCGAGGCCGCTGAGTGGGATAGGCTTTTCGGTGGCGCGGCCGTGCTGATCTTTACCGAGGACGATCCAAGCGAGCCGCTCGTCGTCGATGATATCTTTGAAGGTGAGGATATTGAATTCCGCGCCGTGGACCTATGGGAACTCTTTTTCGATTTGGTATCGGTCGGAAGTTATGAAGAGGCGTTATCTGATCCAAACGTCGAATACTTTGATTATTATGGTGAACGCATTCATAGGACGCGCGTTCTTTTGCTGAAAGGTATCAAGGCACCATCTTTCGTACGGCCGCGACTTCGCGGGTGGGGCGTATCGGTCGTTGAAACCCTCGTCACCGGTATAAACCAGTACTTGAAATCAGCGGATCTAACCTACGAAGTACTCGACGAGTTTAAACTCGATATCTACAAAATAAATAACTTCGCCTCGTCAGCCTTTTCCCAAGGCGGCCTCGAGAATTCATCCGTTCGCGATCGCGTGGAAATGGTGAACTTCCTTAAAAACTTTCAAAACGCTATTGTTCTCGATAAAGAAGACGAATACGAAAACAAACAGCTCTCGTTTACGGGTTTAGCCGAGGCCCAAGCTGGTATACGGATGCAAATTGCGAGCGATATGCGCATGCCGCTTACCAAACTCTTTGGTATGAGCGCGCAGGGATTCAATTCGGGTGAAGACGATATCGAAGTCTACAACGGAATGATCGAATCATCGGTTCGCCGTAAGCTCAAGCGCCCGCTACTCCAAATGGTAAAGATCAGGTGTCAGCAATTGTGGGGTTTCGTACCCGATGATTTGCAGGTAGCGTTTAAACCACTTCGCGTCATGAGTTCGACCGACGAGGAAACCGTAAAAACCTCGCTCTTCAACCGGGCGTTGCAAGCTCGCCAGGCCGGTGAGCTCGACTCGGACGAGTTTGCCGATATCATGAATCGCGGTGAGTTATTTCCTATAAGAATTAAATCGCAAAAAGCGGAACTAGGCCTCGACGATAATCTAGATGACACCATCGAAGAGGATGATAGGCCAGGGAAGGGCAAAGTGAATAAGACAAAAGGCAAAGACTCCAATACGAATAAGCCGGCAAATAACACACGGCACCTTCGCGTTATGAACTCGCGCGATAAAGCGCCTATCATCGTATTGCCAGCGCCTTATACGCGTGGTGAGCGCCTCGTTCGGTCGGTATCAAACTCGGTTTCATTCGACCTTGCAAGCTATCAAGCGGACGGCGGCGACGATTGGATCGACCCAGCACGTGAAAAGCTATTCGATGACCCGCTAGGTGTCGATCAAGCGCTTTGGACGAAAGCTCGCGTTGGTAGTAAGAACGCATTCAAAGGGGAAGTACGCTGGCAATATACAGCGTGGTTATATCGAAAAATGGGCGGCCGCTTTTCAAATCTTAATTAACGGAGAAAAATTATGCGTTGGGAACCTGGGATGACACTCGGAGAAATGGAAACTCAAGCAATTCGCGATGCAATGAGGTTTCATGAGGGGAATAAAACTCAAACCGCTCGAGCGCTCGGTATTTCCGAGCGCACGCTTTACGATAAGCTCAAGGCGATCGAAGTGATCGATTATAACCAGCGTATGGGTAAGGTTGAAGACACCGAAACGCGTCGTCTTTGGCTCGACCGTCAGCGTGGAAAGGCTAACACCTATCCGGGTGAGGACGAAAAAGAAAATAAAACCGTCGTGAAAGAAATCGAATCAGGTTTTAAAGAAGACGATCCGGATAAC